ATTAGATTAACAACATGAGGGTCTTCATCGTTACTGATATAATCGTTTGCAAAGTATTCTTTTAGGTCTCTATAAGTCATTATCATGAACATACAACTGTAGTAATGCGTAATGAAGTACTTTCATTAAATCTTTACGAGCATCCTCTTGTGTACCCTTTTTACCATATCTTTGTGCATATTTTAAAACATTACCAATACAAAAACCAGTGCCGTGTCCGCCATCCATAATAAATTCTGTAGCTTGAAATTTATCGCGAGAATAGTGTTGGTCATAAGTAGCGTCAATATAAGCTCTAAATTCTTTGATTAAAGAGTCTTCATTATACTTGTATTCTGGCACTATACTTCCATCAACATTTATTTTAATTTTTGCAGTTGTTATTTTGTTACGTTTTTTACTACCGAAGTCACGTTCGTACACGGTTTTACCTCCATCAGGAGACTCAAATATTTTTTTACGTTGTGGAAATTTGGCGGGTATTTCTTCTTCACGCATTCGGCGTTTCATATATTCTTCGTGTCTTTCGTGCGTCATTTGTCACCTATTTTGAATGAGGAGGCATTCTAGTTTCTACAAACCAGATGTGTTGTCTTAAACCAGGGTGGTATCTACGAATACGTAATTTTTTACCATTCCTAAGTTGGTTTAAAGTTTTTGGATGAATAAAGTGATATGACGCACTATTACGGCTTTCACCTTCTGGCACCATATGCACTTTATTAAGTTTATTCTTCTTTTTTGAGGCCATTTACTTAACCTTTTGTTTGATTGCATTTACTAACTTAAAAAGATTTTCTTTTTTATTAAGGTTAACTCCATCAACTTCAATATCAAGAATTTCTTCAAGTTCTCTTAACATAACTTTGACTGTTTGAGATTTATCTTCATCTTCAGTAACAGGTTTTTCGTAAATTTTAAGTTGAACTAATTTACTTATAACACTTCTATAACCTTTTGAGAAGTGATTTGCTAATTCATGAACGTCCTTTAGACCTTCTTCATTATAAAGTTTAATTAATTCAGCTTCTTGTTCATCATTCCAAGCTTTTACACTCATTTTTGCTCCAATTCTAGCTCAAGTTGTGTATTCCATATATATCTTTGAGCCACCGCATCACTTGCGTCTTCTAATAAGGGGACAAGAGAACTTACTTCATCTGCAGGAATTGAGAATCCCGATTTTGTTGGATACCATTGACCTGTATCTCCGTCCATTGAGTACTCTCTAATGTGTAGATAAAGTTTGTCTCTAAATTCGTTTATTGTTACTTTTACAGCATTTCCATTAGGTTTATGAAAAGCAGTTCCAAAGTCAATATTCATAAGATTACCGTTTGTTCAGCATTAATAAAATCTTTTAACCAAGGGGAAACTGGGTAGGCTTTGAAAATCTGCACTAGCGAATATCTAATTTTATTTTCTGATTGATTTATCATCCCATGTCCTACTAAATCTGGATCAAAAAGTACTGTTTCCCCTTTTTTAAGACTAAACTGTTCAATAGAGCCTTCATAATTAAATTGATATATAAAGTCATTACTTTCGGTAAGTGCTGTAACTGCTCTAAGCCTATAGTCTTCATTAGTTTTCGCATTGATGTTATTATCATCAGTATGAATAGGAATACTTTGCCCCGGTTCTTGTTTGTGTACTCTAATTCTAGTTGTTTCAATTTCAAAGTAGTCTATCAAAGAGCTACATAATTTATAATATTTTGTAAATTTAAAATCACTAGGGTTTTCAACTGGCTTATTTCTGTAAAAACTATGAATACCTCCATCATTACTTTTGATTGATACTGCATCTACATTACCTGCTAAATCTAGGTCATCATGCCCTTTAAAATCTAACTGTTCTAACCAGGAGTTATCACTTATAATTTTAGTTTTGGCTAGTATAAGCACTTAAATAATCCTTTAATCTATCACCTTCTATTGGTCGATCTAAATAATCTTTACCTAGTATCCATATATCAGGATTTTTATCTCTTATCTGTTTTAACCAAGTTTCATAGCAAGTTTTAACACCTGATAGTCCTCTTAAATACTGAGCACCTACGGTGTGAAAAGCATTACTCCACCATATAACTGAATTTTCTTTAGGAGTGATAGTAGACGTAATTTTTTCAGGGTTAGAACAAATGTCACAATAAATATATTTATGAGGTAGCTCTTTATACCTACTCCAATGATCCTTAATTGCTTTCTCAGAACCCCACCACTCTACCTCTCGATCCCAAAGTTGTTTCCTAGATAATGGTAAAGTCTCATTACCTCCTGTTTCGTTTATTCTGAATTTCTTTTGAGCATAAGTAAGAAACCTGGGATAGTCTTCTCCGTCCCACTCTTTAACTAACATTTTTTTAAATGCTAACGCAGACTTACTATAATCGTAAAAAATAACTTCACAGTTATCAGTAAAATCATAATGATTAAGAATCATGTTAGGTTTAAAACTTGCAGCGACAGCGTATAGTTTTTCTATTGGTTTTTCTATATTTACATATTTTAAATCTGAATAGTTTTCAGTGTTCCAAAAAAATACACAGTCTTGTGCAAAATCAACAATGTTAGTGATCCAAGATAGTTGATGTTCTAATTCAGCAGCGCTTGTTGTTGGGTATATGTATTGTTTGTGTTCTCTGATTTTGGGATGAAAATTATATACAGTTAGATCATTAGCTAAACTAGTATTAATAAAATTCCATCCATCTACTAAAGGTGTACAAACGGTAAGTTCTTCTGTTGGTTTTAAAGATAAAGGAGTGTAATCATCGTGTATATCTTTAACATGTCTTTCAGCTTTAATTACAAATTCTTCTCCAGAACTCTTAGTGCCAAAAACAGGTTTATCAAATTTCTTATAATATTTGAGATTTACTAACATACACTGTTTATGTAATCCATAATACCCTTCTTTACCGCTTGGATTGTTTATGTTCTTTTTATTTTTGTCCATTATGTGTCCGGTAATAAAAAAATCTTGTTTATCTATCCATTTTTCAATAAAAGTAAAAAAAGCAACTTCTTTTATAACGTGACCGACACTTTGAACTATACAATAGTCCACGTCATGATTTAAAGCTTCGTCTAAAACATCATTGATATTTTCTTTGACAATGATTGGTCCAAAATATTTAAATCTAGTAAAGAATTCAGTTATTTCTTTATTTTTTTGTGCTTGGCTTAAATTATGAGACATTCGAGTGTCGTCATATATCCCTACTACATAATTTTTATTTTTACCCATTACTCTTTTCATAACTTCTCACAACTAATTCTTCATACTCTTTTGTTTTGATACCATGAACAATAATATGGTATCTATCTTCATTACTTTTATTAATATATGCGTGAGTATTCCCAACATCTAATAGCATAGCAGAGCCTGGTTTAAAGGGAACGTAGCCATCATGTCCCTCCATTTTCATTAGACAACCTTTTGGATGATTTAAAGCCATATTGATTGGTGATAATTTAGCGTCAAAGGTATCTACGTGAGGAGTAATGAAACCTTGAGGCTCTAAAAGCATAAATCTAAGCCTAAAATAACTTTTAAACGGAAATACGTTTTTGAAAAAATGAGTTGTTACAGGACATTTGTCTGCTATCTCTGTCCAAACATACGGGGTTTCTTTATTAGATGTATATCCATATTGTGCAAAATGATTAGTTTTTTCAGCACTAATACCATGAATACATAAACTTCTCCAACCTTTATGTCTATACCCTCCAGTGCTATCTTGGTCTCGATGTTTAACAAAAAGATGCTTTATTGTTTTAGCTTCTTCGTGCATTTCTGCATAAGGAAATTCAATATCCAACTCTAACCAAGGTAAATTACTTTCATTAACAATCCAACTAAACGTTTTCATATAAATCTAATAACTCCTCATCAAAAGCAAAACTAGTTCCACAACCACAAGAAGCTTTAGCTCCTGGATTAACTACTTTTAACAGTTTGTTCATTCCTGAGTCTTCTAAATCAATACTTGATCCGTATAAGAATTTAAGACTTTCTGGGTCAATTATAGCCATAGG